TAGATTATATCACTCTTTATAAAATTTACAACTATGGTGAACTTCCAAACTATCGATTGGATACTATTGCTCAAATAGAATTAGGTAGAGGTAAAATTGAATACGATGGAAACTTAGACCAATTATTCAGAGATGATATTGAAAAGTTTATTGAGTATAACTTAGTGGATGTTGAATTGGTTGTAGATTTTGATAAGAAACTTCAGTTCATTGATTTATGTAGAGGTATCTGTCATGCTGGTCATGTACCTTATGAAGATTTTGTATATTCATCAAAGTATCTTGAAGGAGCAATGTTAACTTATCTTAGAAGAAAGGGATTGGTTGCACCAAATAAACCTGCTGATAGACAAGAGAGAATGCAGGCACTTCGTGATAACAATGAAGAAAAGTTTATTGGGGCATATGTGAAAGCTCCGATTGTTGGTAAGTATGATTGGATATATGATTTAGATTTAACATCCCTATATCCATCTATCATTATGACTTTGAATATTTCACCCGAAACTAAGATTGGTAAAATTCAAGATTGGGATGCAAACAAGTTTGTAAAAGGTGAAGTTGATACTTATTATATCGGAGATAATAGTATATCTAAAGAAAACTTAAAAAAGTACTTAGATGATTCCAAATTTTCAGTTGCATCTAATGGTGTACTTTACAGAACTGATACTGTTGGTTGTATACCTGGTATTCTTGACTTGTGGTTTACCAAAAGAGTTGAATATAAAGATGAAATGAAGAAGTATGGAAAAGCAGGAGATAAAGAAAAATACGCATTTTTTCACAAACGTCAGTTGGTTCAGAAGATTTTACTTAACTCTTTATATGGTGTGCTTGGGCTTCCTGCCTTTAGGTTCTATGATGTTGATAATGCTACCGCTGTTACCACGACAGGACAGACAGTTATTAAATCAACTGCGGATATGGCTAACATCAAGTACAACAAGGAGCTTGGTGATCCTGATTTGGATTCTAACATATACATCGATACTGATTCTGTATTCTTCTCAGCAGTTCCTTTAATGGATAAACGAACTCCTAATTGGAAGGATGAGGAACAAGATACAATAGCAGGATATGTAAATGTGATTGCAGAAGAGATGCAAGATTATCTTAATGATTTTTATGATATCCTTTCTACTAAGATTTTAAATGTAGATGCTGATAAACATAGATTAGAGATTAAGAAAGAATATGTTGCAAAAGCAGGATTGTGGGTGGCTAAGAAAAGATACGCACAATGGATTATATCAGATAATGGTGTACCATGTGATAGATTGGATGTAAAAGGATTAGATGTAAAACGTTCATCATTCCCAAAAGCATTCCAAGATACTATGGGTACAGTTCTTATTGATATTCTACGAGGTAAATCTGAAACTGAGATTACTGATTTTGTGGTAGATTTTAAAGATAAGATGGCTAAGTTACCACACAAAGATATAGCAAAGAACTCAGCAGTTAAAAATCTTTCCAAATATATGGGTAAGAAAAGAAATCTGTTTGAAGTAATGAAAGGAACTCCTGCCCATGTTAAGGCAGCAATCGCATACAATGATTGTTTGAAGTATTTCAAAACTCCTTTCAAATATGAACCAATGAAAAATGGTGATAAAGTAAAGTGGGTTTATTTAAAAAATAATCCACTTGGATTAGGTGGATTAGCCTTCACAGGTTATTCAGACCCACCTGAAATAGAAGAATTCATAAACACTTATATTGACCACAAAAAGATTTTCGAAAGAGAACTAAAAGGTAAACTACAAGATTTTTATGATGCAATCGGTTGGGGTGATGTAATATCCGACACCAAAACCGCTGAGAAATTTTTCTCATTTTAATTTGGATATTAAAGAAATATTTCGTATCTTTGTAATAAGATAAAATTAAAAGTAAAATTATATATTAAATTTAAATTATGGAAAAACAAAAATTAGATGGTTTCATTAACCGATACAATCTCGTAGGTGAGGTTGAATCAGTAATGGTAAAAGCAGAAGATTCTAACGTATCTGTTAGAATGATTTCTGATGACAAAACTCTTTTAGGAGATGTATCTGTTTCAGATATGGAATTTCCTAATGGGGAGTATGGTATTTATACTACTTCACAACTTAAATCTTTACTAACTGTATTAGATGGTTCAATTGATGTGGAAGAAGCAACAGGCGCACTTAAATTCTCTGATAAGGGAACAAAGATGCAGTATATGTTAGCAGCACCTTCAGTTATCCCAGCGGTACCTGATTTGAAAGCACTTCCTAAGTTCAACGCAACAATAACTTTGAATGATGAGTTCATTAACAAATTCATCAAATCTAAGGGAGCATTAGCAGATGCAGATACATTTACATTCACTTGTAAAGATAATAAGGGAGAAATCATCTTAGGATATTCTTCAATCAATTCTAATAGAATTTCTATATCTGTTGATTGTACTTGTGAAAGTGATATCGAACCAATTCAGTTTTCAGCTAAATATTTGAAAGCAATCTTAGTTGCTAACAAAGGTTCCAACACATCATCATTACAAATTTCATCTGATGGATTAGCACACTTAGCTTTTACAGAGGGAGATTATACTTCTAACTACTACTTGGTGGAGATAAAATAATGCAGATGAGTTTTTGGGATACAGAACCAGCAAAGCCAGAGTTTATATTTGAAAATGAGAAAAAGAAACTTATTGATAATATGAATTATCTTATGACAATGAGTGTTGAAGAACAAACGTTGTATAAGAAATGGGTGGAGTTGCAAGAAGAATCTATGATTCGTGATAAATCAACTATGGCAGCATTGTATGATGTACAATGGAAACCTACTGATATCAATAATAAGGAACTTACAATTCAATAAATTCAATTGTTAGACCCTTATGTTGAAATCGTAGAAGATGATGCTAGTGCTTCCTCACGATGGACTTATCTTAGAAAGATGATACATACTATGAGTTGGACAGCAAATCCAGGTCGTAATGTAAAGATATTTATCAAAGATAGAAAAAGTGGAAAACTTCTTGGATTAGTATCTCTAGCTTCTGATGTTACTTCAATGGGTGTACGAGATAATTACATCGGTTGGAATAAAGAAAATAAGTTTAAAGAAGGTAAACTTAATTACACAACCATAGCATCATCAATAGTATGTACTCAACCATTAGGATATAATTTCTTAGGAGGTAAACTTACTGCTATGATGACTACGGTACCTGAAGTTAGAGAATTTTGGAAAAAGAAATACGGACAAACTCTTATTGGAGTTGGTACAACTTCTTTATATGGAATACATTCACAATACAATGGAATTCCACATTTCAAAACTTTAGGAGAATCAGCAGGAAAGATTTCCTTAAAACCTGATGATGAGTTCTATGACCCTTGGCATCAATGGATAAAGGAAAATAGACCTGAGTGGTATGCTAAAGCAATTACTAACGAAAGAATTCGTAATGGTAAAAGTATGGGAACTGGTAAAGGACCAAGTGGACCTGTTAGTGGAATCAAGCAAAAGATTCTTGGACAGATATTTAAAGAATGTGGTATTAAACAATCTGAATATCATCATGGATTTAAAAGAGGTGTATATCTTGCAATGATGTATGATAATGGACCTGAATTTTTACGTTCTGAAATAGAAGAATCAGAATTAAAAATGAAAAAGAAGTTTGAAGAAGGTACTGATTACATCAATAAGTGGTGGAAAAGACAGGCTATCAAACGATATTCTAAACTACACGAACAAGGTAGATTAAAGCCCGAACACCTTTACTATTTAGATGGTATTGGTATATCTTGGGAAGATTTTAAACAACAACGACTATCCGAAGTGGGTAGATAAATAAATTAAATTATGGCAAACTTACAAGAAATTGCAAAAAAGTTTAGAGTATCTGATAATTTTCTGAACTCATAAGAAGATGCTTTACTAATCGTAGCATCATCAATAGTAGATTTAATCGGTGAACTAAACCGAAATGAAAACAGAGGTATTGATGAAAATCAAAAACAATCACTAATTACTAAATTAGAAAAATTAGGAGATTTCTGTAAAGAAGTAAAAAACTCAGGAGTATAAATGGCATTCTTTGAAAATACACAAGAAGAAAAGGTAAATAACTCTCTATGGGTAGAGAAGTATAGACCTCGTAAACTATCGGAGTATGTAGGAAACGAACATTTAAAAGAAAAAGTTTCTAACTACTTAGAGACTGGTGATGTTCCTCATCTTTTATTCTTCGGTAAAGCGGGTACAGGTAAAACTACATTGGCAAAACTTATTGTTAATTCAATTGAGTGTGACCATATCATCATAAATGCATCTGATGAAAATAATGTAGATACTGTTAGAAATAAAGTAAAAGGATTTGCTTCATCAATGGGATTCAAGAAATGGAAGATTGTAATACTCGATGAGTTTGATTACATGACTCCAAATGCACAAGCAATCTTGAGAAATCTAATGGAAACCTTCTCACAACATTGTAGGTTTATTCTAACTTGTAATTATGTTGAGAAAGTAATCTCACCAATTAGAAGTAGAACACAAGAGTTTCAGATTGTACCTCCAACTAAAAAAGATGTTGCAGTTCAAATATCACAGATTTTAGGTAAAGAAGTTGTAAGTTTTCAACCAAAAGACCTTGTACCTATCATTGATAGTTCATATCCTGATATTAGAAAGATTATCAATACTTGTCAGTTAAATTCATCCAAAGGACAACTAAAACTCGATACAACCTCTGTAATTGATTCTGATTTAAAATCAAAAGTAGTTGATATTCTTAAGGGAAATGATGCAAAACCTAACAAGTGGAAAAACATTAGACAAGCAGTTGCTGATTCTCGTACACAAGATTTCACAGAACTTTATACATTCTTATATGAAAAGGTAGATGAGTTCGGTGGTACAAATACTTCAAACATAATTCTAATTTTATCAGAATCACAATCTAAAGATGCATTAGTAGTAGATAAAGAAATTACCTTTATGAGTTGTATAATTCAAATAGTTGGTATATTATGATAAACAAATTAAAAAAACTTTGGAACTATCTAACTTGGTTAGAAGAACAACGAATGAAAGCTGCAATCAAATGTGGTAGTGCAGGACCTTTACTATGATAAACCTAGAAACAGATTCACTTGATGTATTAGTAAGAACACAACCAAAGTTAATGGTTATGTTTGGAACTGATTGGTGTGGTAATTGTGATATCCTTAAACCAGAGTTTAAAAAAGTTTCTAATCAACAACAAAATAGACAAATTCCATTTGTATATGTTAATCCTGATAACTCACCAAAAAGTAAACAACTTATTGATTTAACAAATATACCAATGATAGTTGCTTTTAAAAAAGGTAAAATAATCACAAGTGATTATGGTAATAAAAAAGAAATAGTTAGTAAAGTTTTATCTACATTAAAAACATCTTTATGAAATTATATTACGGTTTTGATTCTAGGATAAGTGATTTTCAAACAATAGATATGTTGAAGGTGGCAATGAAAAACTCTAAAACATATGGATATGAAATAGTATTTTATGGTGATTCACAGAGTATAGATGATTTGAAAGAACATTATGATTATTCAGTTGATATTTCTGAATGTAATTTTCAATTTAAAGATGATATAAAAATATACATTCATTCTAATGAAGATATTAATTGTATTACGATAGATGCTAATGTTCTTATAGGAGAACCTATTGATGCATCATATGCAAGTGTTTGGTTTTTAGAAAGAGAACACACAGAAAGTTATGATGATATGTTAGAACATTTCAGTAAACATGGAACTAAATACCATATTCAAGGATTTAAAAATCAATCAAATAAATTTGTAAATACTAATTTGATTTCATTTAATGATATTCATGTTAAAGAAGATTTTATACAAGGATATGAGATTTTAAAAAGTTTTTACTTAGATATTATCGAACCAGAAGAAACCTTATCAGAAAAAGGTTGGAATATGAGTAAAATACTTTCAGAATATTATTTCGCTTGTTTATTAGAAGAAAATGAAATTAATTCAGCATATTTATCTGATGACCATAAATTTGACCTTTTGTAAAAAAATACAATATAAATTTGGATAATTCAAATATTTTTCGTATATTTGTTATATAAATATTAAAGATGAAATATAACCCTAATAAACCACTTACAGAAGAAGAACAAGAAAAACTTGGTAAAGAAGATTTTGATGGCTTCTTGGAATATCTTGATGGTTTACAAGAACACAAACAAAAAAACTTTAAAGATAAAGTAAAGGCATCTAAAGAAAAGAAAAGAGATGTTCTAAGAAAAACTGGTATTACTAAAATAAAAACAAACCGAGACCAGTGGTTTGATTAAATAAATAAAGTATGGCAAAGATTATAGGAATGAATGGCGGAGGAAATACACCTCCACCTCAACAACCAAAGATAGATTTATCCAAGGCAACAGAAATGAAATGTCAACATTGTGGTGGTACTGTGTTTATACCAGGTACTAAGTTCTTGAAGATTTCAAAGATAGTAACAGGTACACCACAAGATGCAATCATACCAGTAGAGTTATATCTATGTGGTGATTGTGGTGAAATCAACCAAGAATTACTACCAAAAGAATTACAAAATAACAATGGGTAAGAAACTTTGGATATATGGGTGTTCCTTTTCAACTAATTATACGAGAAGTGTTCTTAAAGAAGAAGGAAATACTTGGTATGAGTACATAGCAGAACAATATGACCTTGATATAAAAAACTATGCACAAAATGGACATGGTGTTGTATCAACAGTAACCAAAATATTACAAACATATAATCAATGGGATAAAGATGATATGGTAGTAATAGAATTACCAGACCCATTTAGAATTGATGTTCCACAAGTTAGAGATACTTTCAATATTTATCAGATTAGACAAGATAAAGGAAAAATAATTTCACAAATGAGTGAAACTATTCAAGAAGTAATGGAATTTGAAGGGGATGATTGGGTAGAAAAAGAATCAATCTCTATTTGGAATGGATTAGTTGGTGTACTTGAATTAATAGAAAACAAAAACATCTATACTTGGTATATTCATTATAAAAAAGGTGGTAAGCATCTTAATAAACTACATGAAGGTAGTGTAATGGATTGGATAAATGAAACTAAATCGTATATAAGTGAAGAAGATAAACACTTTTCACCAACTGGTGCAAAGAAATTCTTTGATTATATCTCACCAAAAATAAAGTATGGCAACTAAATCATTATTTGACCACATAAAAGCAATTACTTCAGAACAGAATCCTAAATATTGGGAAACTTTAGAAGATGCTGATAAGAAAACATTTTCTAATTACATGGTTCATCGTTTTTTATCTATGAACCCTGATTGGATAGATGTTCTTTCAGAGATACAACCATATACACAACAATTACCACCTCAACTTTTATACCTTACTTTAATTGGAATAATTCCAAAAGGTAGGTATTATTTAAAATACACAAAAGGTAAGAAAGATGGTAAGTATGAAAGTTGGTTAGTTGATTTACTTAAACAAGATTTTGATTGTTCAAAGAAAGAGGCAGAAGAATATTGTGAAATTTTATATTCAACAAAAGAAGGTAGAGAAAATATAAAGTATATTTGTGAAAGATATGGAACTGATAAAAAACAAATAACAAAACTGAAATTAAAGGTTTAAAAATTAGGATATATCAAATATTTTTCGTATATTTACATAGTAAATAAAACATAAAAGTATGGCAAGAGTAAGTTATTCTCAGTATGGTATGTATAGTTCATGCCAACAACAATACAAATTAAATTATATAGATAAGTTGGGTATTAGTAATGCTAATAT